ACATCCCGACGCTTCCGGCTATGAGGATTGTTGACCTGGCAAAGGCGTTCGATCCAGAGGCCAGCATCGAGGAGATCGGGATGCAGAAGGGCGAGAAACTGCACGAAGCCTTGAGCGAGACGCAGACTTCTGACAAGGCGAGGATGATGAGCGTAGAAGAGATCCGCGAAATGATTCTTGCGTTCGGGGGTAAGTCATGAGCCCCTACGACATCGTAGACGAGTTAGAGAAGAGGGTCGCGGCCTATGGTGGAAGCAAGTACGCCGTTGCCGTCGACTCGTGTACCAACGCGCTTTTGCTCTGTCTCAAGTGGCACTTCTATACCCACGGAGCTTCGGAGGTTATACTGCCTCGGCGCACCTATGTCGGCGTAGCTTATGCCGTTATAAACGCTGGCGGATGGTGTAGGTTTGAAGAAAATAACTGGCAGGGTGCTTATCGCATTGGCGGAACGAATATTGTTGATAGCGCTCGTCGATTCACCAAGGGTATGTATGAGCCAGATACTCTTTACTGTCTTTCGTGTCACTGGTCGAAAACATTAAAAATTGGAAGAGGTGGGTTCATTTTAACCGACGATAGCAATATCGCCGAAGCGTTGAGAAAGATGAGGTTTGATGGCAGAACGGCCGGGGTAGCCCCCGCGCTTGACACCTTTACGCTTCCGGGGTATCATTGCTATCAACTTCCCGAAGAGGCGGCCAGAGGGTTGATGCTCATGCAGTCGATGCCCGATCATAATGAAGATATACCGTGGGACCATTATCCTGACTTGAGCAAGTTCACTATCTTCACGGTGCGGCAATGATTGGGATATACTGTATAACAAACAAATGGAATGGGAAAAAATACATAGGACAAAGCTGGGATATTGAAGCCCGCACAGAAAGCCATAGGGACAAGTTAAACAGAAACAGGCATGCCAATACTCATATGCAGTGTTCGTGGAATAAATATGGTGAAGCTACGTTTGAGTTTGATGTAATTAGAACTGTATCGGATGGGCCGCTGGCGCAAATAATGCTTGATGCTTTAGAGAACCATTATATCAACACAATGGGGCTCCTTAACAAAAACAATGGTTACAACAAAAGGGGCGGCGGATCGCACGGCAAGATGTCGGAAGATGCAAAGCTCAAGATGTCAGAGGCATGCAAGAAAAGACCGATTAATTGGACCTCTATTGAGGCCATGCGGGCACAAAATATAAACAGGGTTGTTAGCGCGGAAGTTAGAGCAAAGATTTCTAAGTCTCACAAGGGTAAGCCCAAAAGCGAGGCGCACAAACTGGCATTGTCTAAAATTAGGCCAACACCCGAGGCGATTGAGAAACGTACCGAAACGCGGAAGGCACTTGGGCATTATAAATGGTCTGATGAAGCCATTGCCAAAAGAGAGGCTACAAAAAAGGCCAAGCGAGTGGAAAAGCAGTGGCGCGCATGAGCCAAGTTATCCTCGATCTCGGCTCTGGGAATACGTGCAGAAACGACAAGGCCACGATCCGTCGTATGATACATGCCGTGTCAGAGGTTGACACTGGGCTGCATGAGGTCGTCCTGAAATGGCAGCTTTTCAAGTCTGCCCCTCCGAATGTTCCGCTGACGCATGAGGCGTTCGAGTTTGCCTACGAAGTAGCCGAGAGGCTGTGCTATAAGACCACTTCGAGCGTCTTTGATATCGAGTCCCTTCGCTTCCTTGCCCGCTTCGATGTTCCATTTATCAAAATAGCAAACAGGCCAGACCTTTACGCGCTGGCTCAATATACGAAACTTCCCGTTTACGTTTCTACGGCCGAGAGTGGCTACGCGGTGCTAGGCGCCAGGATGATGGCTTGCGTATCCAAGTACCCGGCAACCATAGAAGAATACGAAGCCGCTTTTACCCATGAGGATTTGGACTGTGTTTCCGATCATACGTGCGGATGGGACTTGTACAAGAAGTACAACCCGTCTATAATAGAGAAGCATTTCGTCCATATTCGAGAGGCGGGCAATCCGGACGCCGGAGATTTTTCGGTTACGCCGGACCAACTTAGGGAGATTCTGTGATGCTTCGGGCCCTTTGCATCGAGGACATGGAGCCAATCCGCAAGTGGCGCAATGCCTGCCTTGATACGCTTCGCACGCCGTTCCCCTTGACTAAAGAGCAACAGGAAGACTGGTACCGTCGGGAGATTTGCGACAGGAACAGCCGGTCTAGGTTCTGGGCTATTGAGGACGGGCACGGGAAGCTGGTCGGCTATGGTGGTATTGAAAACATCCAGTGGGAAAACAGCATAGGCGAGATTAGCTTGCTGATTGACCCAGAGCAGCATGGCAAAGGATATGGAAGGGCTGCCGCCAATGATATATTAATGACGGCATTCCAAGAGTTAAACCTTCACCAGGTGTACGCAGAATGCTACATGAACAATCCGGCGGCAGGATTTTGGGATAAGATGTTCGATGGTGGGGAGAAGACGGTGCTTAGGGAGCGTAAGCGCTGTTGTGGCAATTACTACAACAGCTGGTATTATTCGCTAACGGAGTATGAGCTGTGAACCTTTGCTATATTCAAGCCCGTGGGGGCTCTAAGCGCTTTCCCGGTAAAAACCTTTACCCGTGGAATGGGAAGCCGATGCTCGCCGACGCCATAGAGAAGGCCAAGGCAACCGGGCTTTTTGACTACATCGTGGTATCGAGTGACAGCGTGGAGATCCTGAACGTAGCGAGGCAATATGGGGCCATGCCCTTGCTTCGTAGCCCCGAGGCTTCTAGCGATACTGCTACCGATGACGACGTGGCGCGCGAGGTGCTTGGGTACTTCCCACAGGCCGATATTGTTTGCAAGTTGTATCCATGCGTCCCATTGCTTAAAACATTTACACTATGGCAAGCCGTATGGCATTGCGAAAAGGTTCACATCCCGGTCTATCTTGTTGACGAAAACAAAAAAGATTCTGGGGCATTTTATGTTTTCCCATATGGTCTATATAAAGATTGTGGAACATTATCACTAGATACATTCCCTTGGGCAAAGATGACGTGCAAAGAACAGCAATGCAAAGACATAAATACTATCGAAGACTACAACGAAGCGGTAAGGATGGCAAATGCCAACTGAACAGGAAGCTTTCTGGGCCGGACAGTTTGGAGACGAGTACACCGTTCGCATGGGCGGGCGCGACTGGATCGAGTCAAATATAGCGTTTTTCTCCGAGGCTCTGGCCAAGGCGAAAGACGTAAAGACGATCCTAGAGCTAGGGTGTAACAAGGGGCTGAACCTTGCGGCTCTTGAGTACATAGATAGCTCGACGACCAAGACCGGAGTTGACATAAACGCTCATGCGCTGCACGATATGGCGATAATGTTTGAGGATCTTGGGCTCGATCAGCCATACGCGCACTGTAGCCCGATTGCATCATTTGAAACCGTAAACAAGTATGACCTGGTTTTCACCAAGGGCGTTTTGATCCATATAGCTCCCGAGCAACTGCCAGCTGTCTACCAGAAGATGCTTGACCTGTCGAATCGGTACATTCTTGTCGCCGAGTATTACAACCCGACTCCGGTCGAAGTGAAGTATCGAGGCAACGATTCCAAGCTATTCAAGCGCGACTTTTGGGGCGAACTGCTAAGACTTGGCGGTATTCGTATCGCTGCCTATGGCTTCGTCTGGCGGCATGACAAGTATCCGCAGGACGATATCGTTTGGGCTCTCATGGAGAAAGTATGAACGCAGACGAGGGCATGATTTTTTTAGGTAAGCCTATGACATATTGGATGGAGCTTGATAAAGAAGTCACAATACGTGGTGTGACAGAGTTGTATAGAGAGATTGCTTCCCTTCGGGCTAAGGTTTCGTTCTACGAATCTAGGCTCGACGAGATTGCTAGCTTCCGTGGGGCTTTCGGAAAGGGCGTGATATGAGGCTTTGTTCTAAGTGCGGGTTTCCTCTGGGGACTCGGCCAGGACTGCTTGAGAAGGACGGAGTATGCCAGGCGTGCATTAACTCCGAGGCTAAGAAGACTATCGATTTCAAGGCTCGCCAGGAATGGCTGACCAAGTACATAGCTGAGAACAAGACGCACGAAAAGTACGATTGCCTTGTTGCCGTAAGCGGTGGCAAGGATTCGCATATGATCGTGAAGCGGCTTGTCGAAAACCACGGGGTCAAAAATGCCTTGCTTGTTAGCGTGACGGATGAGTTCACGCACACGAAAGCCGGGCAGTACAATATCAATAACCTGGTTTCTAGATACAACTTCGACCATATCACCGTTCGGTGCGAGCCTGAAACCTTCAAGCGCGAGACGCTGAAAGACTTCGAGAACGAGCTGCATCCGCTCAAGTGGATTGAGGAACGCATCTACTCGATTCCCGTAGAGATGGCCAAGAACTATGGTATTAAACTGGTGTTTTTTGGAGAGAATAGCGAGTTTGAATATGGGACAAGGACGGGGCTTGAAATTATAAAGAACACTAACAAATGGGGATATAGTAGCGATAATTGTGATGAAAGAGAACCGGATGCCGTTGAAATAGAAATACTTTACATGGGCGCTATCTATCCTTATTCCATAACCGACAGCCTAGAGCAGGCGCGCTCTATCGGTTTCAAGGATCTCGACGACTTCAACGAGTGGCCTAGGCAGGGAAGTATCGATCAGTACACGCAGATTGACAGCGTGGCCTATATTATACAGCTTTGGACTAAGTACGTGAAGTATGGGTTCCAGCGCGTGGCAGACGTTGCTTGCCGTTTTGTCCGCGAGGGCAAGCTGACTCGCGAAGCGGCTCGCAGGCTGATTGACGACAAAGACTATATCTGTGATCCGGCTGCAAGGGCCGACTTCTGCAAAACTATTGGAATTACGGAAGACTACTTCGATAGCATTGTAGCGATTCACGCCAACCGTGATATTGTAGAATTGCGCGAAGACGGGAAGTGGCACGCTAAGTAATTCAATAGGCCCCCATAGCTCAAAGGTAGAGCAAGCGATCTGTAATCGCTAGGTTGACGGTTCAAGTCCGGTCTGGGGGCTAGAAGATAGTGGTGCAAGGTGCCTGCAACTGGAAACAGGTGTATGCGGTTTGTAACGCAAAAGGATTCAAAATGTGGGAAAAAGGTAAAAGCGGAAACCCGGGGGGGCGTCCTCCGATTCCTGACGAGCTAAAAACCAAACTCCGTACCGGAGCTGCCGACTCTTCCGACTTC